GAGAAGATCCAGCTGGAAACATTAAGATGGATAAATCTAAATCAGTAGAAAAAATCGATGGAGCTGTAGCAACGGTTATGGCACTTGATAGGGCATTAAGAAATGAAGGTACTTCTAATGAATCTGTATATGATTCAAGAGGTATCTTATTTATTTAAGGAGTGATAGATATGGGAATATTTAAAGGTATTTTTAGGTCAAGAGATAAGCCTGAAAATAAAGTCTTAGGCAGTGGATATTCATTCTTGATGGGTAGTTCAACCGCTGGTAAAAATGTGACTGAACGTTCTGCGATGCAAATGACTGCTGTTTATTCTTGCGTTAGAATTTTGGCAGAAGCAGTCGCTGGCCTTCCACTACATTTGTATAGGTATAAAGAGGATAACGGAAAAGAAAAAGCAATCGATCATACACTTTATCATTTGCTTCACGATGAGCCTAATCCTGAGATGAGCTCATTTGTATTCAGAGAAACATTAATGACACACTTGCTTCTTTGGGGAAATGCATATGCTCAAATTATCAGAAATGGTAAAGGTGAAGTCATCGCTTTATATCCTTTGATTCCAAGTCGGATGACAGTCAATCGTGATGAGAATGGGCAGCTATATTACGAGTATTTCAGTGTATCAGACGATATTAACAGCAATTCTAGTAGAACAGTAGTCTTGATGCCAAGAGATGTGCTTCACATTCCTGGACTTGGATTTGATGGTTTGGTAGGCTATTCACCAATTGCAATGGCAAAAAATGCAATCGGTATGGCTATTGCTTGTGAAGAGTATGGAGCGAAGTTCTTTGCTAACGGTGCAGCACCTAGTGGTGTATTAGAACATCCAGGAACAATCAAAGATCCAAAGAAAGTAAGAGAAGCCTGGCAGTCACAATTTGGTGGAAGTTCCAATGCAGGAAGAGTTGCAGTATTGGAAGAGGGCATGAAATATACACCAATTTCTATCTCTCCTGAACAAGCACAGTTCTTAGAAACAAGAAAGTTTCAAATAAATGAAATTGCTCGAATTTTTAGAATTCCTCCTCACATGGTTGGTGATCTAGAAAAATCGAGTTTTTCAAATATAGAACAGCAATCTTTAGAGTTTGTAAAATACACTTTAGATCCATGGGTTATTCGATGGGAACAATCCTTAATGAGAGCACTACTATCGAATGATGAAAAGAAAGAATACTTTATTAAGTTTAACTTAGAAGGACTACTTCGAGGGGATTATGAATCAAGAATGAAGGGTTACTCAATTGGTAGACAAAACGGATGGATGTCAGCAAATGATATTAGAGAACTTGAAAATCTTGATCGTATATCACGAGAAGATGGTGGGGACTTGTATTTGGTAAATGGAAACATGCTACCGCTTAGAGATGCTGGTGCTTATGCAAATAAAGAAAACATACAGAAGGAGGAGGATTCAAATGAAGAACAAGAAGTTCTGGGTGTGGAAAAATCTCAAGAACGAAGAATCAAACGCTGAAAGGTTACTAGAGATATATGGAACTATAGCGGAGGAAAGTTGGTTCGATGATGATATCACACCTAAAATGTTTCATGATGAGTTATTCAGTGGTTCAGGTGATGTAACTATCTGGATTAACTCGCCTGGTGGTGACTGTATAGCAGCAAGTCAAATCTACTCAATGTTGATGGATTATAAAGGAAATATTACCATTAAGATTGATGGAATAGCGGCTAGTGCTGCATCAGTAATTGCTATGGCAGGTACTAAGGTGTTGATGGCACCTACTGCATTAATGATGATTCACAATCCAGTAACACTTGCTTATGGAGACCATACTGAAATGAGTAAAGCCATTGAAATGTTAAATGAAGTCAAAGAAAGTATTATCAATGCTTATGAAATTAAAACAGGTATGAGCAGAGCAAAAATTTCTCGTCTTATGGATGAGGAAACATGGATGAATGCAAATAAAGCAATTGAACTTGGATTTGCCGATGACATTTTAAGAGATGAAAAGAAACAAGTAGAAGTTAAGGCATATGCATTCTCAACAAAACAAGTAGCTACTGCACTACTTAATAAACTTGCAGAAAACGAAAAAGAAATTATAAAAAATGGGCGAACAGCAAATGAACTGCTAGAACGCCTTTTTTTAATAAAGTAAAAAAGGAGGAAATAAATAATGACTATTCAAGATCTTATTGAAAAAAGAAAAAAACTATGGGAAGGTGCGAAAGCATTTGTAGAAAGTAAACGTGATAAAGACGGATTACTTTCTAATGAAGACATTAAGTCTTACAACGAAATGGAAGTAAAAATCAAAGCATTAGGAGATGAAATTAATCGTATGAAGGATCAAGAACTATTAGAAAACGAACTAAAGAAAGCTACAAGTACACCACTTACTCAAAAACCTGGAATGAATGAGGAAATGAAAACTGGAAGGGCAAGCGATGCTTATAAGAAAGCTATGTTTAATGCACTTCGTACTAATTTCAGACAAGTAAGTAATATTTTAACAGAAGGTATCGACTCAAGCGGTGGTTATCTAGTGCCAGTTGAATATGACTCTCGTTTGGTTCAAGGTTTATCAGATGAGAATATCTTAAGAAAACTTGGTACTATTATCAAAACTAGCGGTGAACACAAAATCAATATCGCTGGAACAAAACCCGCAGCTGCTTGGATTGAAGAAGGCGAAGCATTAGCATTTAGCGATGCAACATTTAGTCAAATAATCCTAGATGCTCATAAACTTCATGTAGCAGTTAAGGTTACAGAAGAACTTCTATACGATAATGCATTCGGTTTAGAAAACTATCTAATCGATCAATTTGCTAAAGCTTTAGGTAATGCTGAAGAAGATGCATTTCTAAACGGTAATGGTGTAGGTAAACCTCTAGGTATCTTTGCAACAACTGGTGGTGGCGAAGTAGCTGTAACAACTGCTAGCTCTACAGCAATTACCTATGACGAGATCGTCAACCTTGTGTATGCGTTAAAACGTCCATACAGAAAGAATGCTAAGTTTATCTTAAACGATCAAACAATCGCAACTTTAAGAAAACTAAAAGATGGAAATGGCCAATACATCTGGCAACCTGCTCTTCAAGCTGGGGAACCTGATCGTTTACTTGGTTTTGAAGTCTTAACTTCTGCATATGTTCCAACGATTGAAGCAGGTGCATCCGTTATTGCTTTTGGAGACTATAGTTACTATAACATTGGCGATCGTGGGGTTCGTTCATTTGCAGAACTTAAAGAACTATTCGCAGGCAATGGCATGATTGGCTTTGTTGCAAAAGAAAGAGTCGACGGTAAACTTGTACTTCCAGAAGCGATTAAGATCTTAAAGATTAAGGCTTAGTCAGGAGGAAACCAAGTATGAGTTATAACGTAAAAAATTATACTGAGCAAGGCGGAAAGAAAACCGTCATTAATGGTGAGATTGTTATCAACGGTAAACTTACTGTCTGTGAAAATGCAGAAGTAAATGGTGTTGAGAAAAGTCCCTACACCTTAAATTTTGCAACTCCTGCATCAATTGGCGGAGTAAAAGAAGCGGTAAATGTTAAAGAATCAAGTGCATCAAACGTAAGTGCATTAAAAAATGACTTTAATGATTTAATAATTAAGCTAAAAGATGCAGGCTCTATTGCAAAAGATTTATTCGATGTTTCAGTGAAAGCTATCCAGAACGTTCCAGGTTCAGAAATTGTAGCTAACCACAGCAAAATCGAAAGTATTAATTTAAATGAAGGTACAGTAACAATCAAGGTTCCTGTGGATGAATTAATCGCTTTTGATTCAAATAATCCAGAACAAGGAATACATAAATGGATTGGATTATCTATTGGAACTGGACTATCTTCAATTACTGATGTTATTTACAATAGCACTTATGCTTTAGCACAAGTTGATGTTGATGAAGCAACAGCTGTAGGTTGTCCTGCAGGATCATTTGTACTATGGCTCAAGTGTGATGAAGTCGTAGATACACCAAAAGTTATTACACTAAGTAAGCCTGGATATAAAACTGAAACATTAACTATTGTTATTGAAAATGAATAAGGAGGTAGTGGTGATGGTAACTTCTGATTTACTACAAAAAGTGAAACAAAATTTAATTATCGAGCATTCAGAAGATGATAGCTTAATTGAAAGTTACATCACCGCTGCTGTCTCTTATGCAGAAAGTTTCCAACATGTACCAGAGGGGTATTATCAAGATAACCAAATGCCTGCAACCACCTTTCAAGCAATCATTATGCTCTCAAGTCACTTCTATGAATCAAGAGATGGATCAACTGCAGGATTCTTTGCAAATAATGTTCAAGCATCTGAGCAGGTATGGAATACAGTAAATCTACTACTTAGATTAGATAAAAGGTGGCAAATATGAGTATTGGACGAATGAACTCTACCATACAAATTGTAGAAAAAGTTCACTCAACCGATAAAGAGGGGTTTGGTTCGCTTATTGAAGTGACTAAGGCAAATGTTCGAGCTCTCAAAGAAGGACGTCACGGTAGCGAAAAATGGGCCAATTTCTCGGCTTTCAGTGAGGCTACTGTTCTTTTTAAATGTAGAGTGTTACCTCATCTTACCGTTACACCACTGATGTTAATTATTTTTGAAGATAAAAGATATGAAATAGTATCAGTCGAAAACGTGAATGAGCGTGGTATGTACTTAGAAATCTTGTGTAAGGAGGTCAAACCTAGTGGCTAAAGCAACTTACAAAATGCCGGAAGAATTTTTAATGAGACTTTCTAAACTGGGTGAAAAGACCGATGAAGTGACAGTGACTGTCTTAAAAGCAGGAGCAGAGGTAGTTGAAAGCAAGGTTCGCTCAAACCTAAGCTTAGTAATTGGTAAAAATACTAAAACGGAAAGTAGGAGTACTGGTCAACTGTTATCTGCACTTGGTGTTAGTGAGGCAAGACAAGACAGAAATGGTGACTTTAATATCAAAGTTGGGTTTGCTGAAAATAGAACTGATGGTATTAGTAATGCAATGCTAGCTAATATTTTGGAGTATGGTAAACAAGGTCAACCAGCAAAACCATTCTTAAAACCTGCTAAGATTTCAACACAGAAAACCTGTATTGACACCATGATTGCAACTTTTTATAATGAGGCAGATAAATTATGACCTTACTTAGTGAATTAAACACAATCATAACAAATCTTAATATTAAGGTAGAAACAGGAGTGTTTTCAGGGAACGCTCCAAATAGGTATGGTGTTTTGACACCTTTAGTGGATACATACGAGCTTTACTCAGATAACTTACCAGAGCAGTCAGTTGAAGAGGTTAGAATCTCTCTATTTGATAAGGGTAACTATTTAACAGTTAAGAAACAACTAGAATCAGCTCTACTTGCTGCTGAAATAACGATAACCGATCGGAAGTACATCGGTTTTGATTTTGATACAGGTTATCATCATATTGCCATTGATGTGGCAAAAAATTATAAAATTTAAGGAGGAATGAAATCTATGGCTACAATTGGTCTAGATAAACTTTATTATTCGAAAATTACAGAAGGTGAAACAGGCGATGAAACTTATGCAGATCCTGTTCAACTTGCTAAGGCGATTGAAGCAGATATCGCCATTGAACTCTTGGAAGCTATTCTTTATGCAGATGATGGAGCAGATACGACCATCAAGGAATTTAAAAGGGGAACACTAACTCTTGGGATAGATGATATTGGAATTCAAGCAGCACAAGATTTAACAGGTGCAACGTTAGATTCTAATGGTGTGCTAATCTCAACTGGTGAAGATGAACAAAAACCGGTCGCAATTGGGTTTAGAGCAAAATCTGCAAACGGCCACTATCGATATTTTTGGCTTTATCGTGTGATCTTTGGGATACCATCTACAAGTCTTAAGACAAGAGGCGATTCCATTGAGTTTTCAACACCATCCATTGAGGGGACCATCCTTCGTAGAAATAAGTTAGATACTCAGAATAAACATCCGTGGAAAGCAGAAGTAACGGAAGGTGCTACAGGTGTATTAGCTAGTGTTATAACAAGTTGGTTTACAACTGTATATGAACCAACTTATCCTACAGGTGAATAATTATGGCAAATGACAGATCAGCAACTATCATTATTGGTGGTCAAGAGTATGAATTAATTCTTACCACAAGAGCAACAAAGGAAATAGCAAAAAGGTATGGAGGACTGGCTAATCTAGGAGATAAACTAATTCAATCAGAAAACTTCGAGATAGCCCTTGATGAGATTGTTTGGTTAATAACATTACTTACTAATCAATCAATCGCAATTCACAACCTTCAAAGTCGTGGTGAAAAGAAAGAATTATTAACTGAAGAAACTGTGGAACTACTAACAAGTCCATTTGATCTTGCTGGTTATAAAGACGCACTTACAGAAGCACTTTATAAAGGGACAAAGAGAGAAGTACAAAGTGAAGAAAAAAAGTCAAAAAACATATAGGTCGAGCAGGTGATTCTAATGATGAGGAGTTATTTGCTCGACTTATCTTCTATGGAACAGTTCTATTAAATCGGACAGAACCTGAGGTGTGGCTTATGCCGATTGGTCATCTTTTGGATCAATGGGAAATATATAAACAATTTAATGGAATAACCAAACCAAAAAGTATGAATACCATTGATAATATTATTCCGTGTGGGATTTAGGAGGTGACTTATGGCTGATAATTTTGGATTAAAAATAGGCATTGACGGTGAGAAAGCTTTCAAGCAAGCCCTTGTAGAAATAAATTCATCGATGCGTGTGCTTGGATCTGAAATGAAAATGGTTGAATCTAGTTTTGATAGCCAAGATAAGTCAGTTGAAGCCTTAACTGCACGTAATGCCGTATTAGATAAATCCATTGATAACCAAAAGAAGAAAATCTCCACTCTCCAAGATGCATTAAAAAATGCAACCGACTCATTTGGTGAAAATGATCGTAGAACAAAGAACTGGACAATTCAACTAAATAATGCTCAAGCGGAATTAAATAAATTAGAACGTGAAGTAAATCAAAACAATGAATCTTTAAAGAAATCAAAAGATGGCTTCGATAGTGCAAAAGATAAAGTTTCTAAGTTTGGCGACGAAGTTGAAAAATCCAGTAAAAAATCAAAAGAAGCAAGTATTAGTTTTGAAGGATTAGGTACTGCATTTAAGGCTGTAGCTGCAACCATTGCTGTTGCATCAGCTGCGGTATCTGCAGCTGCTATTAGTGCAGGAAAAGCACTAGTGAAAATGACAGTTGAAGGTTCAGAGTATGCTGATACAGTTTTAACTGAATCCGCTGTAACAGGCATTGCGACTGACAAATTACAGGAGTATATGTATGCAGCAGAACTTGTAGATGTATCAGTGGAAACTCTAACTAACTCAATGGCGAAGAATATCAAATCAATGAAATCAGCAGCAGACGGTAGTAAAACATTTGTTGATGCATACGACCGGCTTGGTGTATCCGTAATAGATTCTAATGGGGAGTTTCGTGATAGTGATACGGTGTACTGGGAGATAATTGATTCACTTAGTATGCTAGAAAACGAAACAGAACGTGATGCTCTTGCCATGTCACTTCTTGGTAAATCTGCTCAAGAGTTAAATCCATTGATTACAGCGGGTGCATCAACGATGAGAGAATTAGGACTTGAAGCTAAAAAGGCAGGATTTATTGTAAGTGATCAAATGTTAAATGCATATGGTGCTTTAGATGATCAATTGCAGTATTTAAATAGTGGTGCAAAAGCAGCTAAAAATGCATTAGGGACAATTTTGTTACCACTTCTTACAAATCTTGCAGGTGAAGGAGTAGACCTACTTGGTGAGTTTACTAACAGTGTACTAAATGCGAATGGCGATTTATCGAAAGTTGGAGAAGTCATTGGTGAAATTCTTCCTAAGGCTTTAAATGGAATCATGCAGTATGTTCCTACCATTCTTTCTTTAATTGGTACAGTTTTGAAATCTATCGGTAAAGCGATACTTGATAATCTACCTGCCATTGTTAAAGCAGCTGGCGAGATTGTTTCATCACTACTTTCTAGTTTAATAGGTGCACTGCCTGAAATAAGTTCTGCCGCTGGACAGATAATCGGATTATTGTCAAGTGCACTAATAGATAATTTACCACTACTGATGGATTCACTTGTTTTTATTGTTTCATCGCTTGTCGATAAACTAGGGGAATCTCTTCCAACATTCCTTCCAGCTATTGCAGAAGTCATCAGTAACATTACACAAAAAGTTGTAGATTCTCTTCCTCAGCTTATTCAAGGTCTCATAAAGGTAGTAAAAGGACTCTCCGATGGAATCGAAGATGCCCTACCTATAATCTTAAGTGCAGTCTTACAAGGGACTAAAGACATCTTAAAATCAATTATTGGATCACTTCCGCAGCTTGTTGGAGTGATTCTTTCTTTAGTAAAAGAAGTTGTTAAAGCAGTGCTTGGTGCTGTACCTGATTTGATTCGCTTAGTCGGTGAAATATTACCACTTTTAAATCAAGAAATATTAAACTCTATCCCTGAAATTATCAATACGATTAGTACTATCATTTTAGAAATCGTTGATATGCTTCCAAGTATCATCGATTCTTTAGTTAAGATGATTCCATTCATCATTGAAGGAATTATTACAGCAGTGTTAGAAGCAACACCGGAAATCATTAGTGCTATCTTTGAACTTGTATTAGCAATTGTTGATAGTCTTCCAACGATTATCTTAACACTTGTTAATGCAATCCCTGAATTAATCGGTGGAATCATAGATGCATTAATCAAATGCATACCAATGCTCATTGAGTGTGGTGTAGAACTATTTACTTCACTCATCACAAACTTTCCTGAAATCATTCAAAGAATCGTTCAATCCATCCCTTTAATTATTGAGAGAGTTGTGAATGCTTTGGAGAGCCTATTTTATAAAATAGTTGATGCAGGTAAGAACATTGTTACCGGTCTTTGGGAAGGTATCAAGTCGATGGCTGATTGGTTATGGGATAAAGTTGGTGATTTCTTTGGTGGAATTGTGGATGGTATTACTAACTTCTTAGGAATTCACTCACCTTCTACACTGTTTGCTGGAATTGGTGAAAACATGGGTCAGGGAATTGGTGTTGGTTTTGTTGATAGTATGAGGTCAGTTGAAAATGAAATTAAAGATGCAATCCCTACCGACTTTGATATTGAAGCTAGAACTAATATTAGAAATGTTGCAACTGACTCTATTCAACCAAATAATCCAAGTAATGATTACTCGAAATCAGTTGTTAGTAGTGGCTCAACCTCCGGATCAATAGGGGATGAATCTAGAGAACAAGTGAACTTATTAAGAGAACAAAACCGCATCTTGAGACAATTGTTAGATAAAGATATCAGTATTGTTATCGGTGATGAAGAAATCGGTAGAGCAAATACGAGGTATGAAAAGAAACGTGGCTTAGTGGTTAATGAAGGAGGTTTCTCAAATGCCTATTAGTATAAAAATGAAACCAGGATTTATGTATTGGGGTACGACAAGTAATTCATTAACGCTTGAAGTACCCTTTCCTACCAGTGGAACATTTGAAACCAGTAGAAATGCATCTATTCAAGAAAGTGCTGATGGATCAATTGTTGCACAAATGATAGGACGTTCAAGAGATAAACAAACACTCTCTTGGAGTGTAATGGATTGTAATAAATGGTGGGAAATCAATAATTGGCTCGAAACAAATGGGATGTTCTTTTATTGTAAGTACTTTAATTTCAATCGTGGCATTTGGCAAACAAAGAAGTTTTACTGTGAAAGCCCTGCGTGTGAACCTTACCGACCAAATTCAAATTTAAATAGTCTTAATTATGGAAAACCTCGTTTTTTACAAAATTGCCAAATTACAGTTTCTGATATGGGGACGGTTGATGAATGAAAACGGTAAGTGATAGCTATGCAATTCAAATGTCTAATCAATATCGAAATCGCACATTCATAAAGATTAGTATTACCTCTGGAGAAGAAACGTACTTGTTTACTAATGCTGACATTATCTCCATTCAAAAGGTCAATGATGTTGATCCACTTTCAAGACGACTTCCTAAAGAAACGTTATCGTTTTCTATAATTGACTTTGAAGGAAACTATAATCCCTCAAATCCAAGTGGTAAGTGGAATGCACTCGATGAGAACGCATCGTTAACTATTCAGTTTGGATTTGATTTAGGTAGTGGATTGATAGAGTGGTTAGAAGAAGATCAATACTTTTTATCTGGTAGGCCAACTGTGAGCAGTGGAATTGCGTCCTTTCGGGCAAGTTCAAAATTAAACCACTTAACCAGTAATTATTACAAAGGAACTTATGGACAAAAGAGTTTATATGAATTAGCGCTTAATGTTTTAACAGATGCGGGTGTAACAAGTTACTCAATTGATGAAGCTTTACAAACGATGTATACTGTCGCACCACTTCCGATAACAACTCATGCGAATTGTTTACAATTAATAGCCCATGCGGGTAGATGTACTTTAAGAACGATATCTAATGGAGTTATTGAAATAAAACCTTTTTCAGTTACGAATACACCAGATGAATTTATGTTACCACTAAACTCAATCGCTTTAAATGGTGATACGATTTCTAAAATTGAAACGCTTTATAAGGTTCAATGTAATTTATATATTTATTCATTAGCAGAAACTGAATCAGTACTCTTTGAATCAATAATCGATGTTGATGGAGAGTCAACCGTTCATATTGAATATGATACTTCGACAAATCAAGTAATTACATCAAGCGGTGGTGTATTATCAAACATTTCAACTTATGCTGCATCTGCTGACTTTACCATAACTGGGACTGGGACTTACACAATTACCGTAGTAGGAAAGAAAATCAGCACAAGAACAAGTATCGCTGAGTCCTATATTTCAGCTGATTCAAATGGTGCAGTTGATAGCGAAAAGAACCAGCTCATCACAGATTCCTCCATGCAGTCAGCTTTAATTTATCAGGTGGCAAACTATCTTCAGTATCGGCTTACCCATACAGTTAGATATCGTGGTAATCCTGAGCTAGATGCTTTGGACGGGATCTACATGCAAACAATATATGATTCTTTTATTTCAGCTTTGGTTTTAACTCATACCATTAATTTTAACGGTGCGATATCAGGAGTTCTTGTTTTAAAGAGTCTATCAGAAATTACAAATGTTTACCTATACGATTCGTCAAATGTAATAGTTGAAGATCAACTGGGTGATGCAATCAGTATTATCGGTACAGCAGATTACATGAGTGAGTATTCACTATCAGAAATCGATTCATTCATAACGGAGGTGATTGGATAATGGCAAGATTAACACATACCGGAGCTCAACTGGATGCTGCGATTAGAAAAGTAAGAAGTGATTTTGCTGATGTAAGTAGCGTTGATGCTGCTGCAAATGATGTAAGAGCAGGTAAAAAAATCATTAACGCTCAAAAACAAGAGGTCATTGGTTCTATGCCAGAATCTATCATAACTCCTATTACTACTATCAGTGGAGATACAATCGGCGATACTGTAACTGACTATCCAATTCAGATAGCACCAGGTGGAACAATCGATAAAGCAGGGTATGTTGAAATAGTCCCTGAAGGAGAAGTAATTACAAAATATATCAAAACAGAAACAAAGATATGTACACCAAGTGATACCATTCAAGAAATTGTGCCCTCAAGTGGAAAACTTCTATCGAAAGTCACGGTTAGAGAAGCTGATGAAGTAAGACCATCTCTTAGTCCACCATCCATTTCAATTGCGGGTCATATCATCACAATTACAAATAATGCTTTAAACGGAAACTTTGTGACTGGATATGATATCTATTGTACCTTTAATGGCGTTGATACAAAAATAGTACAAAATACCACAAGTACAAATCTAAACTTAGAAAGTGCGATGACAAGTGCAGGGTTTACTGCAAATGGTAGCTATACTATCACTGTTAAGGCAAAAGGCACAAATTTTAATGATAGTGCAGCAAGCAACAATCAACAATATGTTATTGCACTAGGATTTAACGTAACAATAAATATCTCTGGTGTAGAAGATGTCTTCTATTACAAAGTTAACAATGACACAACTTATATAGCTATTGATTATCTAAGTAGTGGTTTAGCAATTGCCAATGTTACAAGAATAGCATTTTATTATACGAGCGTTTATTCAGACCAACCATCAAATCATTCAGTTTCAGGGAACTATTCAATAGTTAGTGATTACCATGTTTTAAATGGGCCAATAACGATTGATTTTTATAGTTCTATTAAATGCTTTGTTGAAAATACAAGAATTACAATGGAGAATGGATCATTTAAATATGTTCAGGATGTTGAACTTGGTGATGAAGTAATAACCTTTAATTTCGATGAAGGACATATCGACAAAGCTAGAGTCATGTGGGTTGCAAAAGAATCTATAGCACCTTGTTATTGGAAAATGGTACTTGAGGATGGAACAATTCTCAAAACTGTCGGTGCAAATGGAAAATCACATCGAATATTTAATGATACTAAAAAAGCCTTTATGTATCCTCAAGATTTTGACAAGGGTGATGCAGTGCTTACCAATCACGGGTCTTACAAAATGGTTTCACTAGAAAAGATTTATAGTAAAGTGAAGTATTACAATTTAGAATCAAATTATCATGACAACATCTATGCTGAAGGCGTTCTATGCGGCTCAAGATTTTCAATGCCATATACGATTGACGATAATTACAAGTTTATTAAAGAAAAACGTAACTTTTACAAGCGTGAAGACTTTATGGAGATTCCTGATGATTTGTTCTATGGATTAAGAATTAATGAACAACCACTTATAGAAAATCAAACTAATAATGTTATGTATTTCAATACTGTTAAAGAGCATTTAATTCACAATTACATCGAACATTCAAAAAATTATCATGGGTCAAGAGATTATAAGAGATGGCTTTTTAAACAAGGGGGTACAAAATGATCTATATCATTGAAGGAAATACTGGTTCTGGTAAGACAACATATGCTAATTCTTTAGAAGGGTTTGAAATACATAAACATGATTTGGACTCTTTGCAACAGATAAAAGATGAACTTTCAACTATCAAATCAGATGTTGCATTTGATCGTTTGTTTGGCTCTGCTTGGTTTGATAAGACATATGAAGAGATTCTAGAGCTTAATGAATATTTAAAAAGTGTACCTGATCTTATTTGTTACAAGTTTATTGTTGATGAAGAATTAAGTCTCGAGCGTTATATTGAAAAATGGAAGAAGAATATGAAAAGAGAAATGTATGAAGAAGAAAAGGTTATGATTCAACAAATGATTCATAAACAGTACATAGGGTTTAAGAAATTATTTACGATAATGGATGTGTTTATATCGAAGGAGGTAGAGAAATGAATGTCTTTAGTGTAGTTATGACGGTTATAGCAGGGTTAGGAACTGTTCTTTCCATCACTTTTGCCATACTAGCCTTTGGAAGAAATAAATCACACGATAATGCAGAAATCCAAAGCCGGCTCGCCAAGATTGAAACTGACATAGTATATATCAGAGAAACGCTCGATGATTCTAAAGATTGGCGCAAGGAATTTGATGAACGTTTAAGAAAATTAGAAAAAGGAGGATAATATTATGAGTTTAGAATTAATCAGTATTCCTGCAATTGCAGTGGTAGTGTATTGGGTAATCAACCTCTTGAAGTATACTTTTAATAATAGTGAGAAGTTCAAAAGGTTCATACCATTAACAGCCGCCCTTCTAGGAGTCATCATTGGTATTATTTGTTTTTATTCAATACCATCGATTATTCCAACAGATAATGTATGGGTAGCATTGATTCTTGGTGGTGCTAGTGGTCTTTCAGCTACTGGTGCAAATCAAGTATTAAAGCAACTTACAAAATAGAATAATTAGAAATATAGCCTATCGGAGTTAATTCTGGTAGGCTTTTTCTTTTTTCTTTTGGCAAAAGCGTCTCGACTTCCCATTTGACTTATGAGGAGGCAGATAGTATGCAAAAAGAACTAAGAAATAAAATATTTGAATTAAGAAACACTGGCATG